CGACCCTGGCGGGTACTGATCCCGCACCCTCCGGCTTGACAGGCCGACGCTCCACCATTGAGCTACAGGGTCGTTTTATTTGGCTCCAGAGGTAAGAATCGAACTTACGACCAAGACGTTAACAGCGTCCCGCTCTGCCTCTGAGCTACTCTGGAGTATCATTTTTATTCGGTACGAAATCAACCCAAAACTGCGTTTCAATCGGTCCGCCGTCTGGTCCACTAAACTCGTGACGGTCCTTTAATATCCCCAGATACTTAGCCTCAAGCTCGGCCGCTTTAAGCGCCATTCCTGGGTTGAATTCCACAGGCCCCAAGCAAGCGTTTTTTACGGTCGCAATATCAGCCAGAACGCTGTCGGCCGTAAGCTTCGCGCGTTCCGCTACGCCGTTCGATAGCTCGTCTATCCTGAGCGCTACCCTAATATTTCTTAATAGGTTAGACGCTTGGACGTCCGCTCCGTTAATACTGTAGCCCGCACGGATCGCCGCCTGTGTTCCGTTCCAGTCGATTATGTACTCTCTACAGAAAGCTTCCTGTTTGGGGGATAGACTCATGGCATAACCCTAAATAAAATATAGTCCGACCAGATAGCATCGTACGCCGCTTTAACCCTGTAACGCCCAATGAAATCAAGGAATTGATTCTCGGTTGTCGTGTATTCAACGTACTGATTAGCGACGAGGGTTTCGTCCCCAACAGTAACGTTAGAAGTTCCCAACGTCGGTGTAAGCGCCTGCTCGTCCCCACTTTCTGGTTCTATTATCATGCTGTACGTGGAAGCGCTGGATATATCTGTATTGAAATTAACCCTTATTTTCTCGCCGTACGATTTAACATTGTAGCTTACCATATAAACCTCCTGATTATGTATCACAGTTTAATACACTTATGTCTCAAAAATCAAGAGGTATTTAAAACACCATGACAAAACCCACGGTTCCCTAAGGCTAAGGTAATTATGAGACACATGTCTCAGTGAGACACATGACCACAAAACCCCGTGAATAGGGAACCCCCTTAACCTCCAAGACGGATAAAGTGTCTCGGGGGTTATAGAGCCCCATGAATAGGCAACCCCCATGACCTCCGAGACTTTTCGCATTTTTTACTCTCTCCCCCAGTATATACCCTCTCTCCTCCCCCACCCCTCCCTACCTATTATATACTATTAACTATAAAAAGTAATGGAGGTTAAGGGGGAATTAGCTCTGTGGCTTTATTTTCTAGGGCTACAGACCCCCGGAGAAGTCTCGGGGGTGTCTTGGTTTTGTCTCGGAGTTAGGGGGTTTTAGTATGACATGTTAAGCTAACTCAGTATTAAACTTAACAAGTGAACCTAAGATAACTTAACAAGTGAACCTAAGATAACTTAACAAGTTAAAAATAAAACTTGACAAGGTAAGTTAAATATTATTATTCTATAATTACATTAAGCGAAAATTTTCAAAAACACTCAACCGAAGGATAGAATGACCAACTCGCAGAAAAAAGGCATGTTAAGATTTCACGAAATGGCAGAGAAAGCTTATCTTAATTATGGGAAAAAGGATAAAGCCAAACAAGCCAGAAAACAGCGGCAAAAACTGGAGAATAAGAATGAACGATAGGAAAATTATATTGAAAGTTCTTGGTATACCAGGGGCCGAGGTAGCTCGCCGGGCGGGGGTAACGCGGCAAGCGATAGCCCAATCCACACTGGAAACGGGCCCCGCTGCGCTAGTCGCCCAGGGACTTATCGACCGAGCGACGCCAGACCAACGGGATAAAGCCCGCCGTACATACGAGGCTTTAGGGAGGTTTTTAAATGGGGTATAATGTATTAAGCCTGTTCGATGGTATGCCTTGTGGTCTAACCGCCCTAAAGCGTGCCGGAATCCCTGTTGGTATGTATTTTGCGAGTGAGGTCGATAAGTACGCCATACAGATAGCCCAAAAAAATCACCCGGAAATAATACAGCTCGGGGATGTAACGGGCTGGAAGTCTTGGAAATTACCAAAGATAGATTTAATTATCGGAGGCTCTCCCTGTCAGGGTTTTTCATTCGCCGGAAAACAATTAAATTTTAACGACCCACGAAGCGCTTTATTTTTTAAATACGTAGACTGTGTACAGCATTTTAAACCGCGCTGGTTTTTGCTGGAAAACGTTAGAATGAAAGCCGCCCACCGGGACGTAATAAGCGGCGCGCTAATGACGACCCCAATCGAGGTCAATTCGGCTCTCGTATCCGCCCAAAATCGCCGCCGTTTATATTGGTGCAATTGGGATGTTGACCAACCGAGGGACCTGGGTATTTTATTGCGGGATATAATAGACGGCTACGGATACGTTCGTGATCACGGGGAATGGAGATCGACCGGGGATAAATCATTAAATATAGATGCTAATTACCACAAAGGCGTTGATAACCACGGTCAAAGAACAATGGTCGGGAGCCAAGACCAAAGAGCTTTTTACCTAGACGGGAAACACGGAACCTTAAGTACTGGGGCAGGGAATAAATCTAAAGTGCTTCTTGATAAATGCACACTGACTTTCCGCAAACTAACCCCCATCGAATGTGAACGGCTCCAGACACTCCCGGATAACTATACCGAGGGGGTCAGTAATACCCAACGTTATAAAATGCTCGGCAACGGTTGGACTGTCGATGTGATAACCCATATTTTACGGAGTATACCAAATGTCATATAATTACCTAAAACTCATAGCGGGGCCCATTGAGCGACTAAAAAATAAACTAGCTATGGATAACCGGTCGGTCCGCTGGTTCCATAGAAAATACATCGGGTCAACCATGACATACAAAGAATTTTTGGAATACATTAATACCCGAGAGGAAACAAACGGGATAATTGAGGAGGCAATGGGTAATTATGGCGTATCTGATTAGTTACACACCCGAGGGTGTTGTCGAGGCTTCAATCCCGATATCTAAGTCAAGCCCTACTGGCATTAAAGCCGCGGCGGCTGTCGTCCGGTCTTTTGGTCTCCGTGTGGCTATCAGCGAGACTGAAGCCACACCGGGCGATAACATCCGGGGTATACGGTACACGACCGTCAGAGAGTACATCAATCCATCGGCGTCTTGAGTACACGGTCCGCCCCAACGTGGTCCCCGGAGTCCTTGAGCGCCGTAGCGCACAACCTCCGGGTAGTAGCGTGTTGCTGCTCCCGTATTTTATTTTCAAGATCGGTCAAACACGCCTCAATCATGTTCAATTTTTCGGTAAAATTCAATTTTAAATTGCTAATGTCGGCAATCTCAGCCGCTTTACGTGACATCATGACGCCCCCCTGATTAATTTAGCCGGAACACCGGACCGCTGGGCGTTTTCATACGCTTCAGCGGTCGGTACTCCCGCCGGTAAATTTATTAATTCCATTGTAGCCGCGTATAACGTCGGCCGTTTACCCCCGTCAATTGACGAAGGGGTATTCATTCTCTCTTTTACTACATACCCAAGCGACCCCAACAGCTCACGTCTTTTATTCAGCGCTACCCTATGGCGTTTTTCCGCCAAAAAATTATCAAGCGCGACAGACGACACCCAACCGCCACGGAATCCGGGCCGGTCTTCGCTAATAGCCTCGGCGATTTCCTGCTCAACCACGCCCAGGCTAAGGCTTAACGCCTCACTTGTGGACGTTGTACTCGGCGCCCTGTGGCATGAGCCCGCCGGGTTAAACTCCTCCGGTATAGCATAATTAAACAAATAATCTGTAATAATCGCATACCCGCCATCCCGAGCCCAATCGTAAATTTCCGGAAAAAACCGGCCTGACATACCGGAATTAATCAAATCTTCTTTAGATTGCTGGGCAGAATAAAAAATACAATAGCGCCGGTCTGTTTTGGTTTTTTTAACCGCGTCTTTATGGTTCGAGAATAGGATAAAATTAGCCCTATTATCGCCGGTAAACTGATCCATACCCTTATACTGTATCTCAATTTTACGGTTTGTTATGAGAGGTTTTAACGCTTCCTGAAGTTCTGTTTTTCCGTCGGTAAATATCTCTTCAATACCGATAAATAATTTTTCATGAAGCCACCCGGTAAATTTGGATCCATTTCCGGCGAGGTCGGCGGCGTTAGGGAAATGGCTGTATTTTTCGCCAACCGCCCGCGAGACCGCGGTCGCTAAAAATGTCTTACCGTTCCCCTCAGTACCCTGGATCAGTGGCGCCCATTGAAATTTAAAACCGACGTGCTGGACACAGGCCGCCATATATGACAATAATATAACCCGGTCCCGTTCGTCCGGTATAATCCGAGCGAGTAGGTCAAGGAACCGGGACGGGTCGCCCGCCACCCGGTCCACATTAACCGGCGCATAGGTATTAACATACTGGAGACCCTCGTCCCATATAATCCCGCCGGGCTCAAGCTCCGGCCTAAAACACGTTCCATACACTTTAGGGAATGCGTAAAGCTGTGATTCGGTAAAAGCCTCAAAAGCTGATTTTGTAGGCTTCCCCTCAAACTGCAAAGCAAATTGATAACCCCCATACGTCGCTTTAAATTGATCCGGTTTTAAGAGTCCATTATTGGGGGTAAATACCCTATGTTTTTGAATCACATAAGCACACCCTTTAAAATATTCAATCTGTCCGTGGAGGTCGAGGAATTGGGTTGACGCTCTGACCGCTGGGGTATCTGGCGCCCCAATAGGGTCGGGCGCTGGAGGTCTATTATAAACCGCCCCACAAACACTAACCGCACCTAAAATAGTCCTTTGTCTATAGTCCTCCCGCCCCGCCCATTTATCCCGCTGACCGAGAGCGGACCGGGTAAAAATACGTTCGATACGTTCACAATTTTTTCCAGTATAAAAAGCGAGGTGTGAGCATAGCGCCGCGTCGGCGCTGGAGTGATCAAAAGGATCATCGGCGCTGGGGTAGCATTCCGCCAGCCGCTCGACATTACCCTCGAATAGATCCTTAAAACTAGCTTTCCCCCCAAACGTAGCGGCGGCGGACTTAGACCGGAGCGCCCTTTTAATTAATTCGTCGTCGTCTTCCGGGCCCGCCCATTCCGGGACCGGCTCGTCCGTCCAATCAGCGGACCCCGCCGGGTCCTGGGGGGTAAAAAACGACTCAACCAACCAATTAAGCCCGGTCTGGCCGTCCGTGTCCGGGTCTCCCTGGGTTGACGTACCGGTTAAAGCCACAAACCGCTTAGCCGTGTACAACTCCAACCCGTAAGCGGTCGCCCGGTTCTTATGCCCAGGGAACGAGCCCCGGCCAAATATATGCAACCCTTCGCCAGAGTATGAGACCTCAACCTCACACCCAGGGAACGCCGACAGGATAGAGAGTGCTAACGGTGACCACTCACCATTGATAAGCGCGTGGTCTATATCGATAAAAAAATACGGGTCGTTTTCAGTAAACACAAACCCGACCCCATACCCTAACGCCTGGGCCCTCGCGTGGGCTTCGTCGTATGAGATCCACTGTTCCGGCGATATGCCCCCGACCGGTATCTTATCGGTTTTACCGTTGGGTTTTAATTTCGGGAACCAGTTAATATATTGTTTATAATTTTTCATTCTCTCCAATTAAAAATATTTTTAAGGCGCTACAAGCCGGGTATGTAGTCGTCCCCTTCAGTAAAAACGACAGGGCGGGCGCGTAAATCAAGCATTTACAAACAAGGAGAGACGCGACCCTGACCGGCTTTAAATAGCGCCGTGTAATTTATTAGTAAACGAAATTACTAATTTGTTTTTAATTGTTTTGTGTCTGCATTGTTTCTCCTTTTTAAAGTTGTATGGATAAGTCTAATTACCCAGCTTTAGCCCTGCTGGCGCGTTTAACCGCCCTCTTAATTGGGGCTCGCTGAGTCCGTTTAAAAAAATTCGGTAAATATACCCCGTCTTCAGTAATGTGATATTCGTCCATTTTATAGCGTGTACCGGCGCCCGTTTTAAATTTACCCCACTCACAATCTAGCGCATTAGTGACAAACGGATCTATCACAATTTTAAATCCGTCCGCATCACATAGCAATTCATGAGTTGGTAAGTAATACAATAATTCAACAATCATTTTCCCTCTTTTATCGCGTACGGGAATTTCCCGAATTGCGTCTCTTTGTTCGCCCGTGGAAAATTACAATCTAAAGTCCCGAGGTAAGTATAGCATGGCGTACCATCGTCCGCCGGGTTAAACCGGGGCGTTTGTCTGGATTTAGCTAATTCGATCCCCACATTAATTAAAATGGACAACCCCACAACCACCCCAATTACCGGTACTATTAATAATTTTTTCACGGCCAGCCCTCCGCCTTACGCTGTTTAAATAATTCTTGGTCGTGTTTGACCCATTCCTCTGAATAAAATATTTTATAATTTTCGTCTTCGTCCTGTCTATTCTGTACCACCCGAGCCTCCGGGCAATATACGTGCCGCCCCTCAGCCTCACACCTCTCAGTCAATTCGACGTCAGCCCGACAATGTTTATACCCTTCATGCATAAAAACCCCGCCGAGTATCGGGAGGAGTCTTTTATCCGCTAACCAATGAAAGGCGGTTTTACCTGGGCCGGAGTACACGTCGTCATTAAAAGATACCAGCCCCCAACCGTCCGGGAGTGTCGCCATTGCTTTAAGTGCGTGTTTTAAATATCCGGGCTGGGGGAGGGTGTCGTCTGCTACAAAAGCGACCAGATTATGACGGGCGCTTGCTACTAATTTATTTAGCATCGGGCCCGCTCCGATCCGCTCCCGGTCATACCCGGAAACTATCTCGACCGGAATGTCCCCGGCGTTAGCCTGGGCTAACTCGATCACATTTTCGACTAACTCCGGCCTTATATAAGGTATAACGATTGAAATCATGATAGCCGCCTTTCAACTGTTGAAAAATGTCCGATCTCCTTAGATAAATCAAGATCGCAATAAATCTGGAACCCCTCAGCCCCCGCCATATTACAAAAATTAATATCTGAGGATATAAGGTCGTTCCGCCCCTCTTCTCTCTGCGGAGATATGAACCAAGGGCGCCGCAGAGCTTTGAACACTTCGACTCTTATCAACGTAACCGCCATACCAATAGCTGGGACCCCTTTAAGCCCCTCGCCCTCGTATGGAAAAACCGGTTTACCTGACACTCTCCCGGCCGCGTTACACCCAACGATATCCACATCATGAGCAACTAACCTGGAAAAAGTATCGTATGGGAAATTCATATCCGCATCTAAAAATAATAAATATCTACAATCGTAATCGACCGCAGCCCCCGCGCAAGCGTTTCGATTTTGTTCAATTCTCCCGGTCGGTGTGATTATCATCGGGGCGCTGTGTGTCGAAGCCACCCGGACCGCCAGCGCTGCTAAAGCCGCCGCTGTTATACAATTAACCACCCCAGCGGACGGCATACCCAAAGCAATCATAATACCCCCTTTTTAATATAGTTAAAAGCTTTTTCTTGAAGTTCTTCCGGGGCCGCTGTCGCGTCCGGGTGTAACTGCCCGAGAGCTTGAGCCAATACCGGGATATTTTCCAGCCTGACCGCCTCTTTTATCATTGCGTGTCGTAGCTCGCCCATTGAATTGAAATGGTATTGAACGAGCCCAGGAGACACCCCCGCTTCGTTTGCCGCTAATTCCCGGGTAACTTTCTGATAACCTCGTTTTTCTGCGACTTTTAACGCCGCCGCGAGTAAAAATTCCCGCCTGTCATTATGTTTCATTTTAAAAATCCAGCTATGCTGTTGGTATAATCCCCCGGCGCCGTGGCGAAAATACCGATCCCGCCCCGCGCCCGGATTGAGTTAATAAAAAATAATTGCGCTTTTTCCCGGTCGGTGGCTGTATATTTCCAGCCGGGTTTTTTCACTTCTACCGCTGTAAAAACACCCCAAGTCCTCCCGACATGCTCCGGCCGTATTACCAGCGGAGTCAATCCGATTAAATCCGACGACTTAAATTTTTTATTCAGTTTAGCCGAATCGTTACCCAAACCGAACCGAACCGGAATCCCCCGACCGTCAACCGCCGCCCCTGAATTATTCCGAAGCAATAGCCCCCCGGTAATATTCGTTTCAAGCCTTATTTTAGCCAGTGCGTAAGCTTCCGACGCTCCAGGCTCTCCGGCCGACACCAACCCCGGCCCAAGTATCTGGATTAATTCAGAGAGGGCTTGAGGGTCCACTCTGTGGCGCTGGGCCCAATCACTTAACATTGTCCATACTCCGTTTGTAGTATTTGGATTTTTTGAATTTTTTCATTAATTTCCTTAAATCTTTCCGGCTTGCGTCAGGATACGCGTCCCTGAGCGCTACCATAATAGGATTCATTGGGGGTGTAAGGTCCTTAGTCTCGACCACTACCCGCCGCCGTCTAGTCTCCTGCATTCAAAAACCTCCGATACTTAATTCGACGCGGACCCGTAAGTCCTCCGCCGCTGGTTTACCGAGAGCCTGGGCGCTTAACACATCAACCCCGAATTCTCGAAAAAATCTAATTAATCTAGCGGACTCACTAAGCCCAGCCCGCTTTGCATAACCACCCCATAAGGCCATTGTATCCCTAAGCTCTCTTTGGGCTTGTTGTCGTTTCCTATGGTTTGCAGCTAACCCCCGAACCGCCTCAACCGGAGCGCCAGCATATTGCAAAGGCGCTATAATTTCCGACTCTGGGGCGTCGATCTTAGAAGCTTCGCCCCGCATTTGCGCTAAAACTTCAGGGTCAAGCTCGAATAAATCCCCCTCGACTTGTTCCGGTAGGCTTCGCCCTTGTATCTCGGGGGTGTGACCGCAAAATGGACACGCTCGGCTGTAGCCCTCCCATAATTTAAGACATGTCTCACAAGTCCGCAGCGGAGGCGCGGCCATATCTTCAGATGGAGCCCTACCCCCCTCAAGAGACCACTCTCGGGGCTTATCGGGGAGACCGTGCCTAACTACATTACCAACATGGTCAATAATTTTCCCGTGTGTTTTTCTATTATCCCGCCTGAGTACCCGCCCAAATTGTTGGCAATAAAGCCCATAGGACGCCGTAGGACGCGCAAAACTAACAACTTGGATTGCAGGGAGGTCGAACCCCTCACCAAATAAATCGACATTCACGAGCTGTTTTATTTCGCCAGATTTGAACGCCTTAAGAGCTTCGACCCGTTCGTCGTCTTTGGACTCCGCACTTAAAGCCACCGCAGGAACCCCGCAAAGTCTAAAATGTCCGGCGAGATTTTCGGCGGTTTTAACGTCTGTGACAAACGTCACGCCCATTTCACCCGGCGCTAGCCGCCTGTATTGTTCTGTTACGTCTCCGACTATTTGGGATTCCTTGGCGGCCTGAGCGAGCTTAACCCGGTTAAAATCCCCGGATTGAGTTACATTAACGCCGCCCAAATTGATATTACTTAAAGGGGCAAAGATACGATAGTCCGCTAAATACCCTTTGTTTATAAGCCACCGAGGGCTAGGCCCTTGTATGAGTGTCTGGAATACTCCGCCGCGCCCCTCTTGTAAGCTCCGACCGTCACCCCTTAAAGGCGTGGCAGTCACCCCAAGACCGTGAGCATTCGGGAATAGAGACGCGACTTTACCCCATTTATTATCTTCTAACATGTGATGTGCTTCGTCCTGTACCCAGCGCCGAACCTGAAAACCCCAAGATTTTAAAGCCCCCTCCCGGGCCCTTAAAGTATCCACGGAAGCCACACAGACGCGGGCGTTAGGGTCTATATAAGACCGCCCTACCTCGTCCCGGTGTTGTGCGCTGAAAGTACGAGAGGCTTTATCAGGCCCAAGGATGCTATGGCGGACCCCATTAACAGCCAAAGCCATAGATATCTGACCGAGTATTTCCCGCCTGTGTGCGACTGCTACAGTTAGCCCCACCGGGTCGGCTAGGATTGAGGAAAAAACAACCGTTTTACCTCCGCCAGTCGGTAGCACATATAAAACGTAACGGCTCCCGGACTCCCAGGCGTTAAGTATGGCCTGTTTCCCTTCATTTTGGTAGGGTCTTAATTTCATTATTGACCCATTAAAAAAGAATCCGCGTAATCCGTCCGACCGTACGGGACCGGGGCGTCCCAGTCAACGTCTATTACTGTGACCCGCCCACCTTGTTTTTTGTATTCCTCGACGGCTCGGTTAATATATTCCTGATCCGGATTAAATTTTCCCGGTTTTTGACGTTTCGCCCTGAATGGGTGTTGTGCTTCGTGTCTGCTCATAGGTCCCCGTTTCTTAAGTCTGGCGGTAGATAAGCAATTTCGGCGGCTTGCTTTGTGGCTCTCGGCCCAACCTGCCCCGCCCATTTACTATCGAGCATTTCGTCGGACATCCTCAGCCAATTACCATGCTCGGCGGCGTATAGCATATTCCTAAATTTAAGGAGCCGAGACAGTCCCATATTGTAACACATATCCAATAGGACGAGCTGGACCGGTTCGGGTAAATTTTCAAACCAAGACAAGGCCCCTTTCAATTCGTCTAAGCATTCCAGCAGGGTATCTTGTAATATATAAGAGGCTTCTTTTTTATTTAGTACCAAACCGGACCAATCTTTCGAGATACTACACCCCCCGGCTACGGCGTTGAATAGCGCCCGCCCTATAATATCCTTTACCATATTTGTATAGGACCCCCGTTCAAGGTTTAAACCATAGCCTATGGTTATTTTACCAGCCGGACATATATAAGGAGTGGGAGAAAACCCCTCGAATTTTTTCGCCCTTTCAATTGCTTTTTCTATCATTTCGCCCTCAATAAAAATAGTTAAAAAGTTTTACTTGACAGATTAAACTATAATTCTTCATAGTTAACTTAGTCAAGTATTTTTTTAAACTTAAAACGGAGAAAAACAAAATGAGAATTATTTTAAGAGGAAGCTGGCAAGAAATTAAAGCGGAAATGTCCGCAATGATACAAGAGGAATACCAAACCCATGGCGGGCCTGAACCTATGACCGAGCAACTGGAGGCAGTAGAGACCCCGGTGGATCCGGTGGCTCCTGTGGCTCCTGTGGCTCCTGTGGCTCCTGTGGCTCCTGTGGCTCCTGTGGCTCCTGTGGCTCCTGTGGCTCCTGTGGCTCCTGTGGCTCCTG